TCGGTTTCGCTCTTGACTTCGACGCGGACGACCTTGAAATGCCACATGAGTCCCTTATAGCACCAGGCGGCGTGGCATAGCGTGTTAGGGACATGACGCTGACCGCCACCCCGAGCGGGCCCATGATCACCAGCGCCCGGGCGCGCAGCGCCATGCCGCCGGGGGTGAGCCTGCTCGCCGGCGTCGGACCCTACGTGGTCGACGCCTCGACGGCGCGCCAGGTGCCGGCCGTGGGCCGGGCGCTCCAGCTCTACAGCGGCATGTGCAAGCAGATGCCGATGGAGGCTTACCGCGGCTACCAGCGCCTCGACAGCCAGCCGCGCCTGCTCAGCCGCCCCGACATGGAAAACGCCGGCTCTTGGTTCGTCCAAGTCAACGTCGAGGACTACCTGCTCAACGGGAACGCCATCAGCTACGTCACCGCCCGCGGGGCCGACGGCTGGCCGCTGAGCGTCACCTGGCTGCCGGTGCAGTGGGTCAACATCATGTGGAACTGGGTGGACCCGACCGGGCCGGCGGCGTCCTACAACTACCTGGGCGAGCCGCTCGTCACCGACGACGTCATCCACATCAAGCGCGGGGCGGATCGTTTCTACCCGGTGCGCGGCGTCGGCGTCGTCGAGGAGTACCTGAACACGCTCGACCGGGTGGCCATGGAGGAGGAGTACGAGCGCGGGGCGCTGGCCAACGGCGCGGTGCCCTCGGCCGCCATCATCACGCCCCAGGCGACGCTGACCCAGGCCGTGGCCGACGAGGCCAAGGGCGCGTGGATGGACAAGTTCTCAGGCCCGGTGCGCGAGCCGGTCATCCTGCCCAACGGCACCGTGATCCAGCCCCTCGCGTGGTCGCCCACCGACACCCAGCTCTCAGAGGCCCGGCGCCTGTCGCTGATCGACGTGGCCAACATGTTCAACCTCGACGGCTACTGGCTCGGCGCCCCCGTCGCCGGCATGACGTACCGCACCGCCGGCCCGCAGTACCAACAGGTCCTGCGCACTTCGCTCGAGCCGGTGCTGGCCGACTTCGAGGACGTGTGGAGCAACGCCTGGCTGCCGCGCGGCACCACCATCCGCTTCCAGCGCAGCCAGCTGCTCCGCGAGGATCTGGCCACGTCCATGACGGCCGCGGTGGCCGGCGTGGCGGCGGGCATCATGTCGGTCCCAGAAGCCCGCGTCATGGTGGGCCTGCCGCCCCAGACCTTCGGCGCCACCGGTGCGACGGCCGACCTCGGCGGCACCTCGACCGCGTCACCCGACGACCCCAACGCGCCGCTCGCACCCGACACCGGCGAAACCGGAGGAGTCCAGCCATGACCATCGCACCCGAAGCGCGCACCTACGCCACCCGGCTCGAGCTCGTCGAGACCGAGACCACCGGGCGCAAGCCCTACCGCTACCTCGAGGGCCGTGCCGTGCCTTATGACACCTGGGGCGATTGCGGCATGTTCATGGAGCGCCACGCGCTCAACAGCTTCAAGCGGTCCGTCTCGGGTGGTTCGGGCTCCAAGCTGCCGCTGATGCTGTTCCACGACCGCCAGAGGATCCCCGTCGGCGTGGCCGAGAAGTGGTCGCACGACGACGGCCTGCGCGGGGTGTGGCGCCTGGCCGAGACGCCCGAGGCCCAGCAGGCCGCGTCGGCGGCGGCCGATGGGCTGCTCATCGGCCTGTCGGTCGGCTTCCAGCCCCGTGAGTCGACCTGGGACCACGTCAGCTGGGACGAATGGGATCCCGCCCTGGGGGCGGACCACAAGGACAAGGTGACCCATATCGAGTCGCGTCTGGTCGAGGTGTCGCTGACGCCCACGCCGGTCTTCGAGGACGCCGGGGTCTCCGAGGTCCGCACCGTCATGGACGCGTTGGAGATCCGTGAGGCCAAGGTCAAGCGACCCGAGCGGGCGGTGGATGCTTGGCGCGCCTGGCGCGCCGCATTAGAGTCCGCCACCAGCGAGTAGTACGCGGCCGGTCCGTTCCGACGCCCGGCTCGACGCCCGGGCCTCAGTGCCCACCGCCGGGCCATCGTGGGGGCAACGTGGCGCCATGCACCTTCTTGGCCCCGAATCCGACATTCCGGAAAGGAACGGCACCATGCCCAACGTTGTCCTTGACCGTCTGCGCGAAGCGCGTGACGAGCAGATCTCGACCATCGACGCCATTCTCGGCCAGGTAGGCGAGGAGCGCGACCTGGTCGACGCCGAGCGCAACCTGCTCGAGGCGGCCCGCCAGCGCATCAACGAGATCGACGCCCAGATAGAGCCGCTGGCCGGCTTCGAGGCCCTGCGTGCCCAGCACTCCGACACCGTCTCCGCGCTGCCCCGGCCCGAGACCGCCGCCGTACGCGCCGCAGCCGTACCGACGCGTCCCTCGCCGTGGTCGACGCCCGGCGAGTTCATCGTGGACTACATGCGCGGCAACTCGATCATGGATCGCTCCCAGCGTGACGAGCAGGCGGCGTCACGCCTCGGCGCCTTCTACGCCCAGCGCGCCGACCAGACCACGACCCAGACGCCCGGTCTGTTGCCGACACCGATCATCGGCCAGGTGGTCAGCCTCATCGACAGTTTCCGCCCGCTGATCACCAGCCTCGGCGGTGCTCGAGGTCTCGGCGGCATCGCCGGCACCACCTTCACCCGGCCCAAGGTCACCACGCACACCAGCGTCGGGGTGCAGGCGACGCAGAAGACGGCGCTGTCCAGCACGGCCATGGTGGTCAGCCCGGTCACCTTCACCAAGGCCACCTACGGCGGTTATGTCGACGTGAGCCGTCAAGATATCGACTGGACGAGCCCAGCTGCCTGGGACATCATCGTGCGCGACCTGGCCGAGGTCTACTCGGTGCAGACCGAGACGGCGGTGGCGGCCAACTTCAAGACGGCGGCCACAGGCACGGCCGTCTCGGTCGGCACGGCGGCTCAGCCCGTCACGCTCAGCCAGTGGGCGACCGGGCTGTACACCGCGGCCATGCACTCCTACCAGCAGGCCAGGCGCATGCCTGACCGCATCTGGTGCTCCCTCGACGTCTGGGCCGCGCTCGGCGCCCTGGTCGACACCACCCGCGTCGTCCTGCCCGTCGACACGACCCGCGAGATGGGTGCACCGGGGACGAGCCAGCTCGGCATGTTCGCCGGCGACCTGTTCGGCCTGCCGCGCATCGTGGTGCCCACCTTCGCCAGCGGCACCCTCATCGTCGGGCCGTCCACGCTCTATGAGGTCTACGAGGAGGTCATCGGCCTGCTCAGCGTCATAGAACCCAGTCTGTTGGGAGTCCAAGTGGCGTACGGCGGTTACGTCGCCTTCGGGACCCTCGACACGACCAGCTTCGTGCCGCTCACCGTGGTGGGCACGCTGCCGACGGTGGTCGAGGCCGACGCCGAGCCGACCGACGAGCCTCCCGCCGACGAGGCCCAGGCCGACGAGCAAGCGCCGGGCTCAGGCCCGGGCACGCCCAAGCGGAGGCGCTAGGTCATGGCGAGCGGCAACTGGCCGAAACTCGCCGACGTGCGCTCATGGCTGCGTCTCGCACCAGACGCCGCCGAGGACGCCGTCATCGACCAGTGCCGCCTCGCCGCCATCGAATACGGCATCGGGCGGACGGGTTCACAGTGGTTGTCCGACACGACCACCCTGCCCGACGCCGTGTTCCAGGCGTGCGTCATGGACGCGGGCCGCATCTATCGCCGACGCGACTCCCTCGACGGGACGATCGCGTGGGGGGACATGGGTGTGGTCCGCGTCGGGCGTGCCGACCCCGACACCGAACGTCTCTATGCGCTCTATGCCCCGCTGGTATTTTCTTGAGCTGGCAGCGCGCCCCGGTCGCCGCGGCGATCGCGGACGTGTTGTCGACGGCGGGCGACGGCTGGAACGTGGCGAGCTTCGCCACGCCGCCCGAGACGCTGAACCCGCCGGCCTACGTCTGCGCCTACCCCCGCACGGTGACCTACGACACCAGCTCGTTCGGGGTCGACCTGGTCGAGTACATCGTGGGCGCCTACGCCGGCCCGAACGACCCCGACACCCTCGACGAGCTCGTGGCGCAAGCCCGGGCCGCCCTGTTGGTCGATCCGGGGCTGGGCGGGGTGGTGCAGTCGCTCGTGCCTACGACACAGAGCAACTGGCGCCGTGTCGCCATCGCCAGCACCAACGTCAACGTGCTGGCGGCCGACCTGACCCTCGAGATCCGAATGTGAAAGGGGAACCATGAGCCCAGAAGCAAAGAATGGCGGTCCGGCCGCCGCCAGTGCCGGCAACGGCGTCCAACTGCTCGACCCGAGCGTGACCGCGACCGGCGACCCCGTTCCGCCGGTCGCCACCCCATTGGTGTTGAACGACGCCTATTACGAGCTGAACGGGGTGAACCTGCGGTGCTTGGTCAAGCACCTCGAGCTCAAGGCGGAAAACAAGACGGTCAGCGTTATTTCCCTGTGCGGGGAGTTCAACGTTGTCGGCACGACGATCTATCACCAGACGGTGACGTTCCATCAGACGTTCGACATCGGCGCGACCTATGCGACGCTGAACCAGGCGTATCAGAACTACCTCACCGGCGGCACGCCGGCGACGTTCAAGGTGCGGCCGCACGCGAGCCTGGTGGCGAGCGCGAACAACCCGATCATCACGGGCCAGGTCATCCCCCAGCCCTTCGACATGCTGGTCGGCGACGCCGGCCAGCTGGCCGAAGTTCCCATAACGTGGGACTTGACCGCGCCGTGGACCGTCAACAGCGGCGCCATCACCGCCACCGGTGCCACGGCCGGTTTCCCCGGCTTCTACAGCCCGGCCGGCGCCACCGTGCCCGCCACCCTGGCCGCGCTCACCGGCATCACCGCCAGCCCGGCCACGGCGTGGACTACGGGCCAGTACGTCATCACGGCCGACCTCATCGGGGCGCACTGGTCCGGTTCGGCCTGGGTGGTCGGCAAGGCATGACCGATACCGAGTGGGTCGTCCTGCTGATCGAGGTGGGCGTCATCGCGTTGGTGACAACGCTGGCGTGGCTCGGCGTCGGGCGGCATTAGCGTGCCCACGACCCCGACGGTCGACGTCGTCGGCCTGCGCGCTCTCGTGCGCGACGTCAACCGGCTCTGTGACGACGCCGGGCCGCTGAACAAGGCTCTGAGCGCGGCGGGACGTGCGGCCGCCGAGCCGGTCGCCGCAGCCACCCGCTCGGCGCTGCCCGACGTCACCGGCACGCTGCGCGGTGACGTGCGGGTGCTCGCCGCACGTTCGGGCGCGAAGGTTGCCATGGGGCGCGGGTCGATCCCCTACGCCGGTCCCGTCGAGTTCGGCGGCTATCCGGGCAACCGGCCGTTCCACGCCGACGGCCGCTATCTGTTCCCCGCGGCCCGCACCTGGGCCTCGACCGCCGCCGACATCTATTCGGCCGGGGCGCAAAAGGCCTTCGACAGCTTCAGTTGGAGCAACGAGACCACGAACGCGGAGTCCGTGCATGACTAGCGAGCCCTACGACGCCGAGCCGCCGACGCAGCAGTACTCAGCCGTTTCGGCCGAGGAGCCGCTGCCCACGCTGGTCCGCGTGAACCAGGCCTTCAGCACCCGGTTGCCTAGCCAGCGCACGCTCGACCTCATCACCAGGATCGAGGGCGTCGACTTCGCCGCGCTGGCGCAGAGCGCCCCGTTCCGCATCGTCGCCTTCCGCGCCCTGCTGCGCGACTACCCGGGCCGCGACCCGACGTCGCTGTGGATGCACGCCTACGACGTGGAGGTCGAGGTGGCGGACGAAAACCCTACGAACGGGAAGTCGCCGACGCCCGAGCCCGATTCTGTCGCCACTACAGGATGACGCCGAGCGAAATGGACGAGCTCGCCGACGAGGACTTCGCCGCCATGGTGCGATTGATGGCCACAGAAGCCGAGGAGATCGCTAAAGCGAACAAGGCGCGCTAGATGGCCGGTCCGTCCATCATGGTCAAGATCCTGGGCGACGTCACCGGGCTCGGCAAGTCCTTCTCCGAGGCTGGGACCAAGGGCCAGAGCGCGGCCCAGGGCATGCACAGCGCGTTCAGCGGCATGCTGAACCAGCTCAACAGCACCGGCGTGCTCGGGCCCTTCGGCAACGCGTTGCAGACCGCCGACCAGTCCCTGGTGAACATGGGCGAGCACGCCAAGTCCACCGGCCTCAAGATCGCGGGCATCGGAGGCGCGGCGGCCGGCGCCGGGCTGGCCATGACCGCGATGGCGTCCAAGGACCAGGCCGCACACGCCCAGCTCCAGGCAGCCATCCAGGCCACCGGGCACTCCTACGACCAGTACGCCGGCCAGGTCGAGGCCGCCATCGGCCACGAGGAGAAGTTCGGCAACACGGCCGACGAGACGTCGGGCGCGTTGCGCGTGCTCACCTCGGCCACCCACGACCCCAACGAAGCCCTGAAACTCCTCAACACGACCACCGACCTCGCCGCGGCCAAACACGAGGACTTGACGACGGCGGCCACGCAGGTCGGCCGTGCCTACAACGGTTCGGCGAAAATCTTCAAGGAGTTCGGCGTCGTCGTCGAGAAGAACAGCGCCGGCACCAAGGACTACCACAAGGCCATCGGCGACCTGGGCAACACCCTCGGCGGCCAGGCCTCGGCCCAGGCGAACACCTTCACCGGCCACCTGCACGCCCTGCGCGCAGAAGTGACCGACCACGTTTCGCTCTTCGCCCAGAAGTGGGGGCCGGCCATTTCTGCCGCGGGCATCGCCATGGTCGGCCTGGGCTCGGCCATCGAGGTCACCAAGAACCTGATGAACTTGCTCAGGATCGCCACGCTCGCCGAGGCGGTGGCGTCGGGCATCGCTACCGCTGCAACGTGGTTGTACAACTCCGCGCTCACCGCGGCGGCGATATTGGAGGCCATAGTCGGCGCGCCGATATGGCTGATCATCGCGGCCGTCGTGGCGTTCGTCGCCGCGGTCGCGGCGGCGGCGTTCCTCATCGTCAAGTATTGGGGGGACATCTCGGCCGCGGTCGGCACGGCCGTGAGTTTCATGCACACGGTGTGGTCCGACTTCGTCAACTTCTTCAATGGCATACCGGGCCAGATCGCCAGCATCGCCCGTGGCATGTGGAACAGCATCGCCGACGCCTTCGTGGACGTCTTGAACTTCATCATCGGCGCCTGGGACCGTCTGCACTTCAAGACGCCCTCGGTCGACATTTTCGGGTTCCACACCCCGAGCGTCGACATCGGGATGCCGTCGATCCCCAAGATCCCCCACATGGCCCAGGGCGGGCTCATCACCGCCAGCGGACTCATCTACGCGCACGCCGGCGAGGCCATCACGCCGGCACCGGCCGGCACGAGCGGCCCGGCCGTGGTGGTCAACAACGCCCACTTCTCCAGCGGCGTCGACGTGGACGCCTTCATGCGGCGCGCCGCCTGGGTGGCTCGGAACCGACTGTGACCATCGATACGGCCATTTCCGGCCTGCCCACCTGTGTGCGCAAGGCGTGGCTGGTGCACCCCAACGGCAGCCAGATCCAGCTCGACAACCCGGCCGGCGGCTGGATGTGCCAGAGCCTGGATTTGGGCACCCCGGTCATGCGCACGGTGATGAACAACAACCCCGACCGCAGCGGGATCATCGATCGCACCCAGTACATGGGCGCGCGCACCGTGACGGCCGCCATTACGGCGCTGACCGGCGCGGGAGCCCAGATCGACGCCGTCGCCGCCAGCTTCGCCTCGTACATGGACCCGAGCGTGCGCCCGGTGCTCCACTACGTGCTCGACCGCCCCGGGGCTCCCGAGCGCACGCTGACGCTGCGCGCCGACTCCTACGACTGGCCCATCGTCGGCGCGGCCCAGCGTGACATCGCCCTGCAGTGGATCGCTCCTGACCCCGTCTCTTACGGCGCGACCCAGCAGGTCGTGACGCTCGCCGTGAATGTGCCCCAACACCTGAACAGTCCCGGGGACGTGGGATTCCGGCCCCTCTTTGTGATAACCGGGCCGCTCACCGCCAACATCATCATCTATTGCGACTCCTTCGACTCGTCGAACAACCGCCTCAACTACAACAGGATCAAGCCGATCGCGACGTACGCGCTGGCCGCGGGGGCGACGATGACGATCGACTGTGTCGCGCACACTGTGATGGTGGGGACGACCTCGATACTGACCTCGATGGACTGGACCCAGACGAACTGGCCTCTTCTGCCCGTCAGCCCGGCCTATGCCAACTGTCAGCTCACAGGGACGGGGTTCACTGCGGCTACCCAGCTCGTCGCCTCGTGGTACGACGGGTATCTGGCGTGAGCACCCCGATCCCGCCGGGCCGCGGCCGCTGGCGCCTGACGCTGCACCAGCGTCAGTTCAGCGGCTTGACGTGGACCCAGACGCTGGTCGTCCAGCTCGACAGCGCGCGCAACCGCAAGCTCGTGCAGGCGTGGGACATGCCCGCCACGTTCACCTTCGACGTGGACGGGCATGCGAGCGATGCCGCTGTCATCTCCGAACTGCACCACGACGTGATCGTCTGGCGCTGGGACGAGAACTCTGGAGCCGACATTCCGATGTTCCGGGGCATGGTCGACGCCTCTGAGGACCAGATCGACGAGCAGAGTCACACCGTGACCTTCACGTGCCACGACTATCTCGCCATGCTGAGCCGGCGCATGATCACCTGGTCGATGGAGTCGGTCCAGACCTTCGATCAGGACAACATGGCGTTCCAGTTCCTGGACTACGCCAACCGGCGTTGTGAGAGCACCGACGGCACCACGGTGTTCACCGCCGGCCGCTACATACCGCTCCTCATGGAGTACGTGAACCCCAACGGCTCGAACCGGGGGAGCGCGCCGTCTACGGGGATCAACCGGACCCATGCGGACCAGGGCAACCAGGTCTGCCTGACCGAGCTCGACGCGCTCGCCAAGCTCACCAACGGCTTCGACTACGACGTCAAGCCGTTGTGTATGACGACCGACAGAGGAATCGAGGTCACGGTGGGCAGCGCAACCTGTGACGCCCTGCGCGTCTTCTTCCCCCAGCAAGGCGTGACCAACAGCTCCGCCGAATTCGCCTACGGCTCGAGCGTCTCCAAGGTGCAGCGTCAGGTCACCGCAGCGGACTACACGAACTACTGGCGCACCATCGGCAACAACCAGTCCGCGACCGTGGCGCCGCAGAACTACGGCGAGAACTGGAACAGCGACGCCAACTCCACGACGGTCGGCACGTTCATGAGCGGCGACCAGGCTTCGTCCACGACGGACAATCCCTGGCTCGGTGCCGTCGCTGCAGGCAGGATCGGCCTCTACGGCACGCTGGTCCCGACCTACGTGCTCACGCTCACGCCGGGTTGGTACACCTCGGGCCGGTTCGCGATGGGCGACACCGTGCCGGTGATCATCAACTCGGGGCGCCTGGGTGTGACCAACACTCAGCGTGTGCTCGGCATCACCTACAACATCGGAGATGACGGCCAGGAGGACGTCGAGGTCGTGGTGGGGCGAGCGACAACGACGCTGGGTGGGATGATGAGGGCACAGGACCACAACATCAACGCACTGGCCCGACGATGAAAGGACGAACCATGACAACCGAACCCGAGCCCCAGGTGATCCCCGAACCCGCACCCGAGCCCGAATCCGAGCCCAGCCACGGCGGGGCCGAGGGCGACGCCCCCGAGGAGAACGGTGGCGCTTAGGCGCGAGTGGATCGGCTCGCCCAACTACTCGAGCCGGGGTAGCGGTGTGCGCCTGTGCGTTTTGCATACGGCTGAAGGGGCCAGGACGTACCAGTCGTTGGGTTCGTACTTCCAGAGCCCGTCGGCGGGGGTGTCTTCGCATACCGGCATCGACGACACGCCCGGTGTCATCGGCGAGTACGTGCGCCGCAGCGACAAGGCCTGGACCCAGGGCGACGCCAACCCCTACAGCGTGGCCGCCGAGCTCTGCGCCTTCGCCGCCTGGTCACCCGCCGAGTGGCAGTTGCACCAGACCATGCTGGCCAACACGGCGCAGTGGGTGGCCGAGGAGTGCGCCGCCTTCGGGATTCCGCTGCGCAAGCTCAGCGCGAGCCAGGCCCAAGGCGGCCAGGCCGGCGTCTGCCAGCACGTGGACCTCGGAGCGGCCGGCGGCGGGCACTGGGACTGCGGGCCGGGGTTCCCCATGGACCAGGTCATCGCCATGGCCGCCGGCGGCGCCGTGGCACCATCGACGAAGAAGGGACGCACCATGATCGCGAGCACGAGCACCGGCAAGGGGTACTGGACCACCACATCTGACGGCGCCCTCTACGCCTTTGGGGACGCGCAGGGTTTGGGCGGCGTCTACCCCGAGAAGATCAACGGCGAGATCATCGGCATCGCCGGCAAGGGCACCGACGGCGTGTGGCTGTTGGCGAGCGACGGCGGCATCTTCGCCTTCGGCTCGGCCGATTTCCACGGGCGGCCCGACCGGACCTGACATGGGTGCCACCACCCGAATCTGCGACCTCCCGGCCGCCGTCGACCTCGGTCTGTACCAGGGCGACGACTTCTCGATGACGCTCACCGTCGTCGACACCGCGGGTAATCCCATCGACATCTCAGCGGGCACCGTCAGGGCCCAGATCCGCGCCAGCCGCACCTCGACGACGGTGGCGGGCACGTTCGCGGCCTCGATCAGCGGCAACGTCGTGACGCTGGCGCTTAGTGCGGCAGCCTCGACGACCTTGCCCCAGCTCTGTGTCTGGGACTGCGTGCTGACCGAGGCCGCGGTGGTGACCACGCTGGCCGGGGGGCGCCTCGAGCTCATGAGCCGGGTGACGCAGTGACCACGCTCGACGGT